CCCGCAAGTAAAGCCATCTGTTGTACCAGTGATATCTATAGTTTTACCAGTATGACTAGATCCTTCTGGCACTATAGTAGTATTAAATAAAGCTGTACCCCCAACTCTTCTGTATCCACCCTTTATATCAGGTTCAAAGTTTTGTAATATAAGTGCTTCACCAGGAGACATTGAGAACACATCTTTGTTCAATGTTAAACCCCCAGCACAACTTACTACAAAAGGTGATATTAAATCAGTAGTTGGCATCTTTATCTTTTTCTCTTTTTATAGATAAATTTTGTAATCTTTCTGTTTCGTTATTTGTTAGTGGTCCAAATGTATCGCTTTTGGATTCTTTTGTTTTTAATAATTCAAAATCTTTTTTTTCATTTTTTAGTAAGTTAGAATCATCTTGATTATTTAAACCATTATTCATCATTCTAACAGCTTTTTTTTCAGCATATCTCATGTTATCTTCTGGCTCTTGTATCTTTTTATTTTTGTCCATTATGATGCTCTACCCCCTATATTAGTAGCAATACTTTCTCCAATTGCATCACTACGCATGTAATCATTTCTAGTAGCGTAATCTACTTTTAATAGTCTTAGTTTTCTTTGAAAATCTCTATCAGCTAATTGTGCATGTTGCGGATCTGATCTAAGCATATAAGTATAGTACTTAGCTCTATCTACAATTAATGTTCTAAACCTATCAGGTAAAGTCATGTTATCTCCATGTAGAGATAAATCTGTATGTGTAGTATAATAATTATAACTTAGTGTATACTCATTTGTATTTGGTCTTGGGCTTACTCCAAATGTTGCGTAATCTGGTAATATATAAACTCTTAATGGTGCAGAATAATTACCACTATTATTTGTATCATCTGTTACTTTATAACTTTGTAAATAATTATCATAAGATACAAAAGCTAATTTTCTATGTGCAATATCACTTCTAGATATTCTTACATAGTCTACATCTAAATTTGTAGTTGTAACTGTATTATTAAGTGTAATAAAAGATGTTTGTGCCGTAGCTGTAAATGTTGTATTTAATATAGCACCTTCTCTAAAGTTAGTTACAGTTAATGTTCTATTTAAATTTTGTGTTCCTTCTGCTGCTGTACCTACTTGAACCTTTAAAGCAGCACCTACACTGTTAGTATCTAAAACTCTAATTTGTATTTTATATGTTTTATTTACTGTAGTGTCAATAGCTTGAAAAGCAGCAAAGTCATTTAGTCTTAATCTACCATTACCTGCACTAGTATACGCTGCACTTCCTGAACCTGATATAGTAGTCCAACTATCTATGTTAGATGTAAACTCACCATTAGTAACTATTTCTCTAGGACCCATAGTAAATGAATCCATATCTGCTTTTCTAAAATCTGTAGGAAAAGAATATTCGTTATCTCCTACAACTAAATCTTGAGTAGTTCTTGCATATAATAAAGGTATTTCTCCAGTCTCATTATAAACATCATGAATACCTTTATTAATAAAATCTTTTACTGCAGTCTGTACACCTCTACTTGAACTAAACGTACTAGAGGTTAACTCAGTTTCGTTTAATTCTCGAAGTACGCTATTTGTTAATGTTAGATATGTTGTTGCCATTCTGTAATAACTCTATAATTTTGTTAAGTTTTTTTTCTTGATCGTTAATTTTGTTTTCTAAAAATTTTAATTTTGCCTCAGAGTTAGTTTCTCTACTTCCAAATATCATTCCTGTACTTGCTTTTGTTTTTTGAGTTAAGTTATGAATTGCCATTATATCTCCGTTTAATTCTGAGGGAATTATACCAAGGGGGATTACTCCCCCTTAGTTGTATTATTTATTATACTGCGGTATCGTGTTGAGCATCTGTATTTCTATCAGTGTCTGCATCAAAACTAGATACATCACACATAATAGCCCAGACTCTTACTTTACCAGCTGCTGCTGCTGCATCTAAGACTTTAATGTCTATAGTTCCAGCTACTGCAAATGTTGGTCTTGCAGTTGCAGTCATAGCCGAGTGACCAACTTCCTTTGCATCACCGTCAACAAATACGTCAACGTCTGTTGCAGGGTTTCCAGATACTTGAGTCATACCCAAATCTAGAGTAACACTATTTGAAAATTGAGTTAAAATTTCCATACTAGCGTGAAGTACAACAGTTTCAGCAGGAACATCAATACATCTAAGTATATCGTTCTGTGCTGCTCCTGAATCTCCATTGATTTGTGCTACATCAATAGTATTTTCTACCCAGTAAGGTGTTCTGCCATTAGCAGGATGTCCAGTAGTTCCACCAGCACCCGTTACATTATAGTTTGCCATAGTTTTCTATTATCCTCCTAGGATTAACCTATTGTTATAACGCCTCTTTGAACCGCTTCACTTCTAAGGATTTTTCTTCCAAAGACATGCAGTCCTCTGACAACGTCTGCGAATGAATCAGGATCTCTGATTAATTCTGTTTTTGCTATATGATTAACAGTTGCAACTCCTGACATATGTCCGTATAAGAACACATGCTCATTTGCTCCCGCAGAACCAAATGTGTGAGATGCAGCTGATCCACCTGATACAGCAATTGCATTTGATGAGTACATATTAAAACCAAATAATGGTCTGTCTGTGACTTTACCATTTCTGATTTGTGATGCACCACCATCAGCCATTACTGATTGGTCAGATAGTTTTCCGCCTGCTTTTCTTAATTGCTCAAAAAATTCAGGTGATGAAACTAACCATCTATTTTCTTCTGGTACACTATTTCTGTCCAAGTTCTTTTTAGCAGTTGATACTAAGTTAGCCAAAGTATCTACAGCTGCGTCACCATCGATTGGTGATGCGTCAGTTCCTGTTCCAGTACCATCACTAGAATTGTCATAAATAAATTTTAAGACATTAAAGTCATAGTTTTTTTTTAGTGAATATGCACCTGAAGAGGTTGCAAGTGCTTCAAAGTTTACATGAGATTGTCTTTCTTCAATATCATCTACTTTAAAAGCAAAGTATGAACCTTGATCAACAGTCATAGTTATTTGGTCATCTGCTAATACTTGTGTATCAACTGTTTGACCTCTAGCGTAATCTCTGACTGTGATTGTAGGCTCTTTGATTATCTTTACTGTGTCACCAAAGTTTTCAATTTCTCCAGCGTAATCAGTGTTAGTAATATCTTCTACCACTGATGCTCTTCTGAAGAACTTTTGAACTTTCTGACTAAAGATTTGTGGAGTAAAATTACCTTGTGCAAGGTTTTGATATCCACTACTGTTTGTAAAAGCCATAATGCTTCTCCTTATTGTTTAGTTAGATTGTTTGTTATTGTTCAATCCTACCTTCTAAACGAGCAAGGTCAATCTCCTTTTCAAATTTTTCAAACTGATCGGGTTTTAAATTACCAATCTCACGAGTTGTCCAAATTTTCTTGTTTGGCAAATCAGAATCAACAGCTTTTCTAGTTTTAGAAATTGCTTTAGCAGCTTCTTTTTTAACATCCTTTTCTTCTCTGTTAGTTAGTTTACTTAAACCACGATCCATTTTATATAGATCAATAGCCCTTGAAGCTAACTTAGCGTTAGATGTATTTTCATACAACCAACCTTGAATAGTAGGATCTTGTTCATCAGCCCATTTATGAAAATCATCTTTTGAACGAATTTCACTAAAATCAGGATGAAGTTTTAAAAGTTCTACTTCAGCTTTTTCTTTTGCAATCTGTTCTTGTTGTACTTGTAAACTTTTAAATTTACTTTCTAACTCGTTAGATTGAGTAGTAGCCTTATCTATTGCTATAGTTTCCACCATAGAATAAACATCGGGGTACTCTTTTCTCCACGCATCTAATTCAGCTTTTGACTTAGGTGGTGTGAATTGCTTGTTGTTGGATTCTAATTGCTTAGTTAAAGAATGGAGTTCATCCTTGTGTTTATTAAGTGTAGAATCATAATGCTTTTTTAAATCGTCATAACGTTTCTTAAAAGCACGATCTTCAGCGTTGACAGGGCGTTCAGCGATAGGAGTAGCCTTTTGATCTGTAGGTTCTGCAGTCTCTTCAGATGCATCGGTGTCCTTCTGTTCGGTTGCTGCTTCTGCTTCCATTTCTTTTTGTTCCCTTTGAAATTTTGATAATTCACCTTTAGCAAATGCCTCAGTTTCTGCATCGTCTTCTTCTCTGACTTTGCTATAAGGATTTGCGTTTGGTAATTTAACTTTAGTTTCTTCGGAAACTTTGTTGTCTTCTTCCATTATTTTTACCTATTGGTTGAGTGCCTTATGGGTAAGGGTAGCTCTATTCCATAATTTGTGGGCTGATACTATGCAAGTAATCCAGAATCTTCATTCTCCATTTCTGGAGATATCATATCCTCTGATTGATTTGCCATTTGTGTATCAGGTGGCACATTTGTTTGTTCCATCTCATTATTCATACCAGGAGCAGATTCTTGTAAATCAGCAATAAAACTAGTTACTGCTTGAGTCTCATCCTCTCCTCCATATCTTTTTGTAGCAAAATTCTTTACTACAGATACTGGTATAATAACATTCTCTTCAGCTGTTCCTGCTTGATCCAATAAAGGAGTTAGTTCAGGAGCAATCTTTTTGAGAGCATTACTAACAGATGGAGATAAAACTGTAGCTAATACAGCCTTATCTTGATCTGTTAAATTTTGTACTTTTTCTGCAAGGCCCATTTTTTGAGGTGCTTCTACTGGCATTTCTTTAGGTTGTTCTGGTCTAGCTTTTGCCATACCTTCTGGCATTTTTATACTGGATAAATCTGGGGCAGATACTTTTGTAGTATCCTTAT